CTATTGCTTACTTTACTTTAGAAGGCAGTGCTAAAAAAGTCACAGGATTAATTACCGCATTCGGTCTTATTGTGTGGCTCATAACAATACCACTAAGAGAAGAGGATAAAGACTAATGGCTTTGCCAATTAAAGATGGAAAGATCACGTGCGAATATAAACGCCGTGGGAAGATGTGGTCAAAAGGTTACCACACGGGCTGTGACTTTGCAGTACCAGTAGGTACAGAAGTTCTTGCAGTTGCTGATGGCGTAGTTGCTAATGCCAACTGGGGAAAAAGTTATGGCACACAAATTGTCGAAGCTTTGGGCGATGGAACATTCTTTATCTATGCTCACTTAAGCGAGTCACTGGTTAAGCCAGGCGATAAGATTTCCAAAAATCAGGTCATCGGAAAATCTGGTAATACAGGTAACTCATCAGGTCCCCATCTTCACGTAGAGCTCAGAAATGGACCTCGCTGGAGCACCAGTAAAGACCTAGATCCAGCAAAGGTTCTTGCATTATGAGTGGTATTTTATTCAAGGATGAATCAGGTAAAGCAAAGCAGTCTATTCCACCCAAGACTTGGACTTATGTAAAGTTCCAAGGCAAAGATAAGTTCGTAGTTCCTGAAACTGGTGTATGGGAATGGACTGTAGTACTACGTGTTGAGTACCCTGCTGGTGCTGGAGATGTACTACGTGGTCGCCTATGTCGCTACCCAGGTACAGATAAGTTAGATGAGACTGGTCACGATGACAAGAACACATCTGGTTGGGCTGGTTCTACTTACCACTCTCACTGGTCACATACCATTGACTGCGACCCTAAGATGCCTATTGGTTTTTGGGTATGGCATAACGGTGCTGCACCTATAGTACTTGATGGTCGTCAGATTAAGGCTAAGAAAATTTAATAGATAATAAATTATAATCCCCTCTGGGGTAGTAGAGCATGAACTTAGTACCTACCACCCTAAGAGGGGTTATTTTTTTATGTATTACTGAGATAGTCTTCGTCACGTACTGGTGGATTACCACCTAGTATCTTGACCATCTTGTTGACTGCTCTGTTAGCTTCCATCATCACTGCTTTTTGTGACTTGTCAGCGTCCATGCGATCTCTTAGTTCTGCTCCATCTATCTGCTCTCCATAAAATAAATGAACTAACGATTTCTCTCTGTCATTTAATTTATCGAAAGCAACCTTGACATCAGAACTAAATGCCATAAAGTCACCTGACTCTGCTAGTGCTTTACTAGTGCGACCCATGTTGCTTAGTGTGTTGTTAAACTTAGTCCAGTCGTCACTAAGCACAGCAGGAATCATAAGCTTAATGAACTGTTTGTTGTACCAGAAGTTATCTTCAGCATTGTAACCAGACTTATGTGCTTTTTCTTTAATGCAATAGTCTAGTGCTGAGTTACGTAGTGACCTAGCAAATAGTTTATCTCTATCTTTCTGATCAGGTAGAGCTAACCATTCATCTATTTTATTGGGATGTTCAGCAAACCATAGCCATAACTCTTGTTCAATGTCTTCACGTTCAACCATCTGGTATTTACGTTTAAACTCTGAACCAATCTGCTTGACCATAGCATGGTACATCTCATAAACAATTCCATTAGAACTCATACGTCTTACCCTCGACTACAAAAGATCGTCCATTGATAGGAACAACAACAGGAGTTACGTTACCTCTACGTATGTAGAGAATAGTAAATGCTTGTTGCCAGTTAGCACTACCTGTATTTAGATACGACGCTTGGCTAAGATCCATAAGGTGTCCGACTTCAACTCCGTAGAGACGACTGTGAATCTTGCCGTTGTAGCCTTGGTGTTCATGTTGAATTCCCGCACGATGTGTATGCCCACAGATGACCGAAGACCCAATCTTGCGAGCAAGAGCCAGAGCCGTCCCACCAGCTTGCCTTGAGATGTTGCCTTCATCTCCATGTGCCAGTACCCATCCTGGCGTAAACTCCCATAGTTTATCGTGATAGGTAATTTCGTTTTCGCTGTAATGTAAAAGCTTGGAGTATTCCAATTCCCGCAAACTTGCCAGGGCTGGTGCATATCTTTTGACATAGTTCTCAACTCGGTCACCGTGGTTACTCCTCATAGTATGGAAAGGCTTATCGCCTAATTTGTTTTTAAACTCTTTCATAATGGTAGCAGTACGATCTAGTCCAGCTTGTAGAGTTCCTTCAAACTCTCCAACTAAACCTTTGTTCCATCGTGATGGTTCAGGACTATCTGCTTCATCACCAACACAGTAAAGTTCATCTGGTTGGTAGTCACCCACAAAGTTTTGTACTGCACGTACAGCACGGGGATCATGGTAAGGAACTTGCATGTCAGGTATCACTATAACTGTTTTCATATTTACCTACTTAGTAGTGTCCCACTTGCCATCAAGTACCAGTAAAGCAATGAGTGCATAGTTGAGAATATCAATGAATGTATCTTCAATAGTTTCGTTCTTTGGTTTCTTGTGGTTAGACAAGAGATTGTTTAGTCGTGCTACTTTGTCGTGCAGTCTTACACTTAGTCCATTCAAAGCACCACCAGGTGCATCTGAAATATTATCTGGTCCGTAATCATCATGTTTTTGTACTAGCAAATCAATAGCTTTGCGAGCTATGACGGCAGCTTCAAACTCTAATGGTGGTTTTATTTTAGCGTTGGTCTCTTTAGTGTTAACGTAAGTCCGTTCGCATATTTGACATCCACAACTTGAAGTCCCATATTGATCAGGGCTTGGAAGATGTGGTTGATTTCTTGTTCGCTGAATTCCTGCATTGTAATCCTTTAGTTTAGCTTCGTGTTCTTCTAGTTCTTTTAAGTCTTCTTTAGTTGTCATGCTGCAATCTTTTCTGTGAAGTAACCAGATCCATTACGTAAGTACATTGAGTTAACATCCTCACCTTCAGGCATCTGCATAATGATAACACTATTAAACTCTTTACTTAAACTTTTTGCAAAATCAGAGCCAGGCTGATCACCGTCAGCAAACACATAGATAGTTTCAAAGTCCGCCAGTAATCTTCCGTAGTGCCTTTTCCAAGCATTAGCTCCAGGCACACCCACAGCAGGAATACCGCAAGAATAACTAAGAGTGATAGCATCTATTTCTCCTTCACATACTGCTATAAAATTACCTGCTGTATGCAGGGCATTTACATTGTATAGTCTAGTAGAAGTTCCTGGCATACCCATGTACTTAGGTTCTTCTAATCCCATTGATCTAAATCTTACATCTACTGGACCTGTTGGTGTTAGGTATGGGATAGCAAGTCTATTTACAAATGCTTCTTGTCCTGCTAGTGGATCAACGACGACTCCTAATCGAATCTCTTGAGCCGTCTTTAGACTTATCCCTCGCTTGGCTAGATACTCTTCTGCCAATGGAAGGTACTCTTCGTAATGACTTGTAGCTTTCTCCAGTAATACTTTCTGCGATCTTGATAGCTTCACCGTACTTAACTCCTTCGTGTATTTTGATTACGTTAAATGCATTTCCTTTTACTCCACAGCCATGACATACAAAGATGTTATCTGTAACTGATACGCCTGCTGATGCATGGCTATCGTTATGGAATGGACACTTAATCTTTTGCCAACTGCCATAGTCTTTACGCATTCTGCCACCATAGTGCTCTATGATTGCAGCAATAGGTGGCACTTCCATTTACTTACCTTCTCGTAGTAAGTTTTGTAATTCCATTTCTTCCACCATAGCTTTAAGTTCTGGTGGAAGATTTAACATAATCATTGGTGCTTTATCTGCATCATACATATCCCAACTAGTTTCAATAGTTAAGAATGGAATCTTAATTCCAAACCATGCTGATTGATAGCGTTCAAATCCCCAGAATAAACCAAGAGAAATTTCTCTTAGATCTAGTTCACTATGTAACTGTAGTTTTCCAATTGAAACTACTAATCTATTGCTATATTTTTTTATTTCCATTAGTATCCTGCTTTCTCTATTAGTTTAAACCATACCGATACTGGCATAGTTGCGTACCACAAACCTACATCTGTAGTACCTTTTTTCTTGTGTATCACTACACCTGTGTCAGCTTTGTCATTAATCATTTCAGCTTCTAGTTCTTTTAACCATGCTGATAGTTCTATCTTGACACAGTTCTTTACCTCAAGTACAACTCCAGGTACACCTGCTATGTCACCTCTGTCATTAGCACCATTAAGGGATCTTCTTTCAACGTGCTTACGTCCCTTACTTAGTAACCAATTAACTACTGCTGTCTCAGCAGATGTACCTTTTTGTTTTGATTTACTCATCGTCGTCGTCATACTCTACTGGATTATTGGTATCCCAATTGATGCGTTCCATTATCTCGCCTCCTCTAGATCTGCTATGAACATATACTCTGGATTAAATTGTAACCATACTGGTGTCTTACCAGACTGGTCTGCTCTACCGTATCTATTCTTTACTGCAGCTACACCTAGTAGTCCATTGCCACTCTGTCCAACGGTAAGGATTAGTGCAGGTAACTGTGCTACCTTGCCTTGCAAGGATGATCTTGGTTGGCATGGGTCTCCGACATAACCTTCTTGTGTGTGATGTAACACTAGGATAGCGGCGTTGGTATCTCTTGCTAAGTACTTAAGTTCTTTAAGTGCACTACGCATGTTACCGAATTCTTCTCCGCCATCCATACTAATATCCATAAGGTTATCAATAACAATTAAGGCAGGTGCTTCTCCAAGTAACTCCTCAATCGCGGTAACCTCATCGTCGATATCACTAAGACTAGGGGCACTATCAAAACTCCAATAGATATGACTGGCAAGAGCAAGATTATTCCTAGAATTGATTGGGTCTTCCGATATGATTTTTTCTGCTTCACTCTGACTTACTCCTGTGATCATAGAATACAAACGCATAGCCATAGTATGAGCATTGGTATCTGCTGATAGGTATAGCGTTGGTGCTTGCATACGTAAAGCTAGAGCTAATGCAAGTGTTGATTTACCTGCACCTGGTGTACCTGCAATCATACTTACTTCTGCTCTACGCAATACGATTTGGTTAGTGTCGAATGTCCTGAATACTGTAGGCATTGGCTCACCACCAATGTCAGGACGACCTACTGCTCTGCTTAATGTTTTCATTTATCTCCCAATAAAAATTGACTAGGTAGGTAGCCTTCCCCACTACACTACCTAGTCAAACTTGTGTGACTAAAACGTAGCGTAGTCTGGGTCGTTGGCTTTTAGGTAGATAGCTTTACACTGATCTGGTGTACCCTTAGCTGTTGGACACATGTAAGCCTTGTAAGGTCCGTATGGTCCTACGCCTTCACGCTTAGTCATAACTCCATGAATACAAGACCTGCTGGCTGTGCCTGCTGTGAACGTATTACCATTTGATGGAGGTGCTACTGGTGCAAAGGTTGTTGGTGTCTCATTAATTACTGTGCCACCTAACGCATCAACCACTGCATCAACTCCTGATCGAGGTTGACTGGGCTGACTTGGTTGTACTCCAAGAAACAATTCTTCCATGGCAGCGATGCTGTTATTAACTCCGTTACCAATAAGAGCATTGATATTATTTTCAAACTCAGTAGCATCACTACCACGTACGGTAATGATAGTACCTACTTTAGTCTTTACATTTACTACGTAACTACTTTCCATTCTTCTCTACTTTCTTTGTTGTTGTTTTCTTTGATGAAGATGGGTGTCTTTCTTTTGCTTTTGCCTTTTCGTCTGCATCAACTAATCTTTTAAGATTATATTGTACAGCAAACAATTCGTCTTGAAGTTCACGAATGTCTTCGTTGATTAAGTTCCATTCTTTTTTAGATACGAACACTTGTTATCCTTTTCTTTTGTATTTACATTGGTCTTTTACATTACACATTATACAGTGATTAAGGTTAGGTATGAACAGCTCTGCTTTACGAGCCGTGTCAAACTTAGTAACAATCTCAATGATATCATCCTTACTAAAATAGTCTAGGTCAATTAGTTCACTAGTCTGACCAGACCTAGCCATCCAGTACGCACCATAGCGCGGACGGATGCCTAACATTTCTTCCATACCTGCAGCATAGAATGCTAACTGCAAGTCTGACGATGGGGTACGTACACCTGTTTTGATATCTAATATAATTAGTTCACCATCAGGATTAATCATTACTCTATCAATGTGCATCTGTACTGGTATGTCATTCCAAATAGGTGTAAGTGCTAGTTCAATTGCTGGTTGATTAGGTTGTGCTTCCCACATAGTTAATGGATGAGTACCATTACGCCATGCAATCCACGAGTCAACCATCTTGGAACCTTCTATATTCCACCAATCACCATCTTCTTTATTG